CTATTAGCAGGAACCAAAGTTAAATGAAACGCCCCGCTAGATGTTGCTTGTGCTCCGGCATTAATTTGTTGGTTAACACTACTAGTACTAAAATCGTCATCTAATTCGGCATTTCCACATTCACAATCACAACTTGTGCAATCGGGATAGGAAATCATTGGTAATCCAATTCTTGGGAATCCTTTAACTCTTGCTGCCGCCACAACGGCGAATGCGGTAAACGCTACCGCTAAAGCGACTTTAAATGCTGCAATGGCAATCTGAGCGATACCCCATAATATGTTCCTTATTGTTTCGGCCAATAAACCAGCATTAATTACAGCGCCAACACCAACACTAAGTACACCTAACGCATCATTTATTGCTGCAAGTCCTGTTTGTATTGCTTCAAGTCCTGATACAACCGCATCATAAGTTAAATAAATTCCCAAAATAATAAGAACATATTTTAATATTGGCCACATAAACGCTATTAAGTGGGCAACAAATAAAAGAGATAAAATTGGAAATGTTAATATATTAATTAATATGTTGAATACGAAAAATATAGCATCAAAATTTCTAATTATGTCGTTGACAGGAAATGTATTCACATTTGACTTACAAGCTCTATTATCAATTTCCTTAATACCTAAGTGTCTTGCTCTACCGATACCGTTTTTATATCGGTCAAGGAACATTGCAGTCGTATAAACTTTATTATAATTAAATTCATAAAATGTATCCTCACAATTTATTGCCGACTGTACATCAACATAATCATTCCAATTTAAACTAAATGCATATGAACTTAAAAGACTAAATAATGCTTGTGGATATTCTGTAAATGTAAAACTTTGTGGTTGTAATGGATCAATTGGTGTTGCAACAATTTGAAATGTTTGCCCTGCCGGTACCGCAATTGAGTCTATGCCACCTAAATAAATTTGACCATTTATATATATTTGATAACTGGCAACATTACTTGTTACTAATGGAACTAATCCAACAGTTGTTCCAAATACAGTTGTTACACCACTTGTTGTTCCAGCCGCTAATGTCGGATAAACATATGTTGTTGTTGTTGATTGTATTAATGGGTCATTATTTGTGGTAATCCAACCGTGTTCTTTAATGTTAGGAACCAAAAAGTTTGCCCTTAAAAAACTACCTTGTAACCCTTGTTCGTTTTGCCACTTGAATTTGAATCTGTATTTACCTTTTGTTGGTATACCTTTCTTAGGATCGTTTGAATACACTTGTTCTCCAAACTCATTAGTATATATGTAATCTAAGTTCATTGGTACATTTGTAAGAAATGTTCCATCACCGTCTATAATTTTAGAACCACCATCAAATGAGTATTGTTCAAGTATTGGTAATCCTTGTGAATCTGAATTTATTGTTTGTCTAATTGCCAATACCTCACCAGGACCTGCAACTAATTCACATAAATTACCTGTATTTTGTTTTGGTTTACAATTTACCTTAAGGGCATCATCATCAGTGGTTGATATTATTGACCCCATAAATATAGCCGTTGGTTGTATATTTATATTTGCTTGTTTTGTTAAGTCAAAGTCAACACGGGTAATCCCAACCTGACAAAGATCGGCTTCACCCCAAAATGGAGCCACGTTAACATCAAACACTAAGTTCTTAAGTTGTGGTAATTCTCTAAGGTTTGTTGATGTCTTAAATGTTGCACCATCAACCTGAGATTCGGTCGCTAAACCTTGTTGTATTAAATCTTGTGGTGATAAAGAGAAACATCCTATATCTGAAAGGTCAACATCCATTACAATTGTTTGGGTTCCAACAGGAACACCAAAAATCATAAAGTCACCACTCTCATTTGTTTCAACCGTAAAACGATAATACTTGTCAAATACCTCAATATATGAGGAATCCATTAACACATCTCCTTTGTTTGGGAATGAACCTGTTGATTTGTGTCCAGTGTATGATGGTAACTTAGGAAGTAGGTTATATCTATAACCATCTTCATTTGTATCAGTGATTGTTTTGTATGGGTAAAGTTCTGCAATAACAGGATTTATTTCGTCCGCAGTATCTAAAGGAATAAAAACGGAAACTTTCGCATTAGGTAATCCATAACCACCATTAACAAAAACTCTACCTACAACAACACCATAATCAGAACAGAAACGAGTGTATATGTCATTAGCAAGAATCTTTAAGGAAAGTATCTCTAATTGTTCCCAATCTTGTTCTAAGTTGAGGTTAATATATTTGTCAACCCCTACTTGGGTCCTTATTCTGTATGATTTAGGCATTAAAAATTCGTTTTTTCATAAATAGTTTATTTCCTATTTTAGAAAAAATAATCTTCTTTTCTAAAAAATAAATCTCTAGGCGAAGTTTACTGTTTTTAAGTTAAGAACTCTAACATTAATATCCTTATTTGGATATCTAATTTGGTATATTTGCGTTGGTGTTGCAAAGATGGTATCCGCTGTTGGTTGAATCTGTTTTGTTACGGGATCTGAATACGGCATTGATGTTTGACTTGACGAATATTGACCACCAACTTGATTAAAGAACAACACATCAGACACACTCACAATTCCGTTCTCAGACTGAATAAGTCGTCTAAGTTCAGATATGTTAACATTCTGACCTAATTGTCTTACAAGTGGGTTAAAGTATGTTGTAACGACATCAATAACTTTGGCAACAACAGAACCTTGATTTTGACTATTGTCCAATACCACATCAACGGTAACCGCTAAGTCAATTGTTTCTGCCGCTTGTATTGAGATGTAGTCATTTATCATTCTATAGTTTGATAAGTAATTTGCCACGTTTTGTTTTAATGTATTTGAAACTACGTTTGATAAACTACCATTTAAGTCATAAGATAACATCTTAATTACAATCTTATTATTCTCTTCTGTGATCGCAACTTTCGCTGGTGCTCCAAATTGAGCCGGCATTGTTCTAATAAGTGAGTTATAATCATTAACGGTAACCGCTCTGTGTTGTGCGGCAAAGTTAAATGATACCAAATTTCTAACATCTTCCGTTGTTGGTGGATTTGCTCCCCCAATTGCAGCAGTTACATTATTACATCTTAAACTATTGATTACACTTCTGTTTACAGAATCAGATGGTCCATTTACAGCAAATGATACGGTACCAATTTGATTGATTGTGTTAATACCTAAATTACTTCCTAATCCACCACCAATTCTATATTGTACGAATAGTGTTGTGTTTGATGGTAAAGCCGATCCCATAGCGTAGTTATTTGTATATCTACTTAAATCAAATCCTTTTCCGTCACGAGCAAACTCTCTAAGTTGTGCTTCAGCAGAAATATTACCACCACCAAATGTCATCTTACAGAATCCTTCAGGTGTGTACTCACTAATGAATTTTTGGTTAGTAGTAATGTAATTACCAACTTTAATACCCGGTTGATCCGATACTTTTGTTGGGTCTTCAATAAACACTCTATCTTGTACTAAAGCATCAACCTCAAACCATCTTTCAGGTCCTACAGTAATAAAGTCTTGTGGTTGAGGAATTGTTGAATATTGTGTTCCACTCTTTAATAATACACTTGAGATACCCAAAACATTTTTTTCAGGTAAGAATAATTCTAAATAAGGTCTGTTATCGTTAGGTGTGATAACTCTTTTATAAACTTTTGTAACACCATTAACAACAACTTCACGTTTTACAATAGTGTAGTTAATCAACTTACCACTTGAATCAAAGTTTGGTATTTTAACTCTGTTTGGTGCTCCTTCCGCATTTATTGGTGAAGCGAAGTCAATGTCATATACTGTTTCAAATGGTTGTCCCGCACCATTAACTTGTGACCCTCTTCTTAATACACCACAATATCTTAAGTCTTCTCTATCCCCAAAAGCCGGAACTAAAATTGAAAAATCAACTAAAGCAACGGAAGGTCTTTGACCAGGAACTTTTAACCCATAGGTTCTTGCAATATTATATACAGATGATTTTTGTTGTGCGTATTGTAAAACTGTCTCTTGAATACTTCTATCAATTTGATAGTTCAAGTTATCTGTCACGGCAGCATTCATATCCAACATAACCGAGAATATACCCGCATCATTAAAGTTTTGAATTAAATCAGGATAATAGGTTCTTGTGAAGTTAATTAACTCCGTTCTTATACCTTGAAAATCCCTTACGGTATAGGATATTTGTTTCTCTGCCATATAATATTAAATATTGATAATTATAAAATCGCTTGATTCAAACGCTGAATTTGTGACCTTATAATCTATTCTTATTTTTGCGGTGTGTTCTAATTGACTAATATTAGTTACTTTAAACTCTCTTTCACCATAGTCATTTACAGTATAACCTTTGTTTTCTAAACCTGCAGAACCTGGTTCTACGGTTACATTAGTCACTAGTAGGTTTGGCATGTAATTACCAATAGAGTCCCTTATCTCTGATTCAATATCAGAGAATGTTGGTCCGTCTAATGGTTCAAATATGTATTCGTATAATCTACTACCAAAGTCAGGTAAAAAATATCTTGATCCTTTTCTTGTTAATAGTAAGTGAACAAGGTTACTTCTTATTTCTGATTCAGTTGTATTGCTAACATCCAAATACCTCCCGTCAAATGAATCAACAAAGGGAAAATTTATACCATACGTAATACCATTATTTGCCATATCACTTATAAATATAAGTTAGAGTTTTTTTAAGTAAAAAAAAATCACTACTTCCGTAATGATTCTTTTATTGTTTTACTTCCTTTTTCGTAAATAGGTTCGTAAGGACAGTTTTTGCATTTTGATCCACAACACGACCCTCTTTTTATATGGTATGATTCGGTCATTACAAATTTACCATTTTCATCTTTATAAAAGTCAGGTTCAGGAGATTTTTTAGTTGTCTCCTGAACATATAACTGTTGTATCCAATCGTTTGATGCACTTACCGTCATAACTCTTATACTATTTCACAAGCCCCACCAGCACAAGCTGCTTCACCTCTTAAATCTGTATTATCTTGTAATTCAATCACTTTTGTTAGATCAACATTTGATAAAGTTTTTATTAATTTATCAAACATTTCTTTTGTACAATCCTCAAAAGGTGCCTGGGTATACGTATGGTTAGAATAGGGTAATACTGATAATCCATTATAGAATTCTCTGTTATTCCACATCCAATCACCAACTAAGTCCCACTCATCTTCTTTAATAGAAACTGTTGCAGATACGTTATGTGTGTTTTGACCTGTTCTGTGTCCATTTTTAACCCACTCTTGTGATACTTTCTTAACACGCTCCAACATTTGGAATACTGATTCATGTCTAAGGATTGATCCTTGTGGTGATTTTTGTGGGATTGAGATGACTGCCGTATCGTGAGGACGGAAGAATTCATCTTCTACTAAATCAGGGTGGTTAGTTGCTAAATAAGAATAGATAGCTTCATTTTTACCAACACGAATTCTTCTTAAGTAGAAGTCATTGTGCCATGCATGGATACCTGAAGAAGTTCCCAACACTAATGATGATGTTCCTGATGGTTTAACTGTTGTTGATCTTGCAGATTTGTTAATACCAATAAGTTTCGCAACTCTTTCGTTTTCAACGTTAACCATTTCAGCCGCCGATTTCATATCGTATCCTAAAACAACACCTGAACCGATTCCCGTCATTCCAACACCAATAAGTGCGTCTTTCTCAGTTGTTCTTTTCCAAACGTCTCTTAAGTAATGGAAGTCAGTGTAACCTGCTTGTAATGTTCCAATGAACGCAGCTCCTTTAACTCTTGCCTCAAAATCTTCTTGTGATTCAATGTCAGACGCATTTACTTCACATAAGTTACAGAATTGGTTAGGACGAAGTGCAATCTCACAACAAGGATTAGTTCCCCAATCTTTATCATTTGATAAATATATACCAGGTTCTCCTGCTCCTGATAATTCAATTCTTTTCCAAAGACCCGTAAAAAATTCTTTAGTAATTTTGTGACGAAGAAGTACTGCTGAGTTATTAGCTCTACCTCTTTGTGCGTTTTGTTCCCACCAATTTCCTGATTTACAAGAGATCATATCCTCATCGTCAGCAGAGAATAATGAAATTAGTGCCGCTCTTCTGATACCACCTGCCAATACCGCATCTGCAATATGACATACAATATCGTGAGTCTCAATAGATGATAATTTTTGACCGTCTTTTTTGTTTTCAAGTACTTTAGTAATATTGTGAATACAATCTTTAAGTGGTTGAGGACCTGGCGCTTTACCACCTGAAGTAACTAATAATGCTCCTTTATGTCTGATATCAGAAAAATCAAATATAGGTGTTGATGATTTAACACCCAAATAAGATCCAACTAATACTTTAATTGCATCTGCCCATCCCTCAATACTGTCACCAATAAGGTAACGTCTTGTTCTTGCCGGATTTGGTTTTTTAATCTCAGGTAATTTTTCAATGTGGTGTTTTTGTACTGAGAATCCAACACCTGTTCCACCTAACAATAGGAACATAGTTTCAGAGAATGCATCTGGGTGATCAATCGGCGTGTAAGCGCAATTGTAAACTCTGTTTGGTGAAATCTCAATTGGTTTACCACCAAACTGTAATGATCTCATTGAAGGAAGAATTTTTTTATCGTATACCATTTTATATACTTCCTCAATCTCGTCTTTAATTTGGGGGTATTTCTTTTGGTGCATTTCTTTGTTTCTTGTTACCAACTCCTCCCACGTTTCCCGTCTATTTAATTCGGGTACAAACTTAGCGTATTTCATATACACTGTAATGTCGCTCAATATTCTTTGTGAAACATCCATTATTTATTTAATTTTAAAATTTAATTAGTTATAGAAGCCGTTCCGGTTTCTCTTTGTTTTCTTTTCTCAAGAACCTCTTTGACTCTTAATCGTTGTCTTTCTTCTTTTTGTTCTTCAAGACCTAAGAACGTCATTGAACTTTCAGTATCAATATCAATCATTGCGTTATCAAACTTACAATTCTCAAACACCACTCCATCGTCACCGATTCTTGATTTGGTTATCGCTATTGTCGCCAACTTTAACTCTTTTTGTTGTAGAGTTTTAGCGACCGAAATAATAACGTGTCCCACTTGTGCCTTTTTAATTGATCCCCCCATTTGATCTGTTGTTACGACCTCTGATGAAATAGATGCTCTATTTCCTTGTGTTGCGGTCCAACCAACGAGACTCAATTCGTGACACATAGCTTCAAACCCCCTCATCACTGAACCTTCACTTTTCCATTCATCACCCAAATTCTTGTCAGGAACGACACAATCAATGTAGTCTAAAATGACCATATCAATCTTAATCCCATCCGCAATCATCTTTCTAATTTGATTTTTTAATTGTAACATCGTAACAGTGTCAGATGGTAATTTTTTCATAATTAGTTTGTTAGGCATACTCTCTTCAATCTCTGCAACCTTAGCCATTACCTCTTCTCTTCTCTCTGACAAATCGTCAGGATGGATCTTTGTCCACAGAGTGAAGTGTTTTCTTTGTATTACTTTTGGGTTGTCTTCAAAAAAGACTTGAAGTACGTTATTTCCTAAATTAAATGCGTGGTTCGCAATCTTTGTTAAAATGGTTGATTTACCTACTCCGGTTGGTGCTAAGATAACACCAATTTCTCCTTTCGCCAAACCTCCTTTTAACAACTTGTCAATACCTGGTATCCCCATAGGAATTGGGTGTCTGTAATCATCATCAAGAACTTGTTCCATGTTAGAAAATACATCCATCATTGATGTATCTTTCGC